AGCAAAAGGAGAAGGCCATTGTGTAAGCTCGTCGAGCCCTATCCAGTTAAAGGCTTGCCCCTGGTATCTCATAACGTCATCATCTCTATCAAGATATGACATCCATAAAGTAGCTCCACTAGGTGCTACCCAAGTCTTATCTCTTTCCATAAACTTAATACCTGGGACAGCTTTTGGGTATAGTTGTTTAGATACTGAAATAAGTTCTCTTAATTCTTCTGTACTACGTCTAACAAGAAGACCTCTAGAGTGAGGGTTGTTAAAATATCGAACAGGGTCTGCAACCATTGCATATGATTTACCACCACCTGCTGCCCCACCATATAAAACTTCCTGCTCACTAGAAGCTAGGAAGTCTTCCTGAGGACCAGGATTAGGAGCAAATATAATGTCTTGAGCTTTTTTGACATCTATTGGCTCTGGTTTAGGCGTAGCAAAAGTAGGAGTAACCTCAGGGGTCTGTGTAAAGTTTTCTTGTACCTTTTCCACCGAGTCTTTCTTCTTCGATGACACGGGCTTTTTCACTGGCTTCTTGGTAACGCCTTGCATAGTCTCTATGGGCTGAGGCCGTGTACCTTCTTTTTTCTTCGATGCTGACACGTTTGTTTAATCCTACATGTGAGATATATCTACCTGATTGCTCTGTAAGCCATCTAGCTACAAGTCTTAAACTATATTCTTTTAAGTACTTTTTAGCTTGTTCTAGCATCTCTAGCTGATCAGGTATTGGCTGAAGTATATCTTTATCTTCTTCGTCTTGCGAATATCCAAAAGGTATATGTCTACCTACTCTTACTATTGGGTAGTACTCTCCGTCTAAACCCCTCTTAGGAATCTTCCAAGATTGATCGACAGGGATAGCAGTTAGTGTAGGGGCTTGCTTTCTAGCCATCTTATATCACACACACATTAGTTTGTCAAGTTGTTATTTAGAACTTCTTTTTTGAGTCCCTGGGTTGGATGCACCACACATAACGTATCCACCTTTTTTATAACCCATCTTTTTAGCTACAGCTGGTGCAGCTTTCTTTAAAGCTTTCATACCTTTAGACATTGGTTTTTTAACAACACCGCCGTGTTTATAACCTGTTTTTTTCATATCTGAATCTTTCATCATTGTGCCATCTGGCATTTTATGATAACCTTTTTTCATAACTACTCCTCCTTCGTTAGCTCTAAACTTAGCAGTCTTTTCTGCTATCTTTTTTGGTTGTTTAACGAACTGTTTACCAGACGCTTTACCTTTACGTTTAGCAGCAGATGTTGCTGCGTACTCTTGACTCGATAAGGCATCTCTAGCTGCTTTAGGTAAATACCTTTCACCAGTAGCTTTTTTGCCTTGAGTAGATGGTTTACCTGATTTAGTACCCCATTTTTCTTTAGTCCATTTATTAAGTGATCTTTGAGGAGCCTTCATTTCTTATAACCTCCACCTGCAGCTTTGTATTGCTTAGCAAGCATTTGGGCTTTACGAGCTGACCATTGACCTGCTGCCCCACCTTTGCTTCCTGCCTTGATCTTAGCAAATAGTCTTTTACGCATTGTAGGTTTAGTATAGTTTCCTGATGCATTTACTTTTGATTTTGTTTTAGATGCTGCCATTTGCCTATCCTAACTATATATTTCTAGAAGGGTCATAATACTCTTCAACAGATACCATAATATCCATAGTGTTTGTAGTTTCACTATATGCTACTATTTTATCACCTGCATGTAAGTTAAAAAACCCACCATTAACTAAGTTATCAACAGAGTGGCCTGGCATGCTTAAACCATTTGCAATATAATGATACTGGTCATCATCTTTGTGATAAAACTGAACATATACTTTTTTATTTGAAGGATTATTATTGCTTATGTGAAGATACCTAACAATAGCACTGAAATTATTTGGACAAGTGTATAATACTGTAGCATTAGCATCTGCAGCTATAGAATCTACAAGATAACCTTGAGTATGAAACTTAGTATTATCTAACCTAGCCATACTACCACTTAGCCTTATCAGCCCAGTAAGCGGCACTCATTTTACCTTTAGCAATGTTCTTGCCATGTCTAGCTTTAAATGATGCTCTTTTCTTCTTCATCTTTGCTGATTCACCTGCTTTAGGTTTACCTGCAGTGCTAGCTCCTTGCTCACCAAAACGAATAGTCTTAATCTTGTCGCCAACTTTAGCAACAACAACATGAGACTTTTTAGGGTGGTTAGGTGTTCTTTTAGGTTTATTAAAACCTGATACACCTGCTCTAGCTAGTCTAGGGTCTTTCTTTGGTTTCTTATCAGCCATACTAATCTTTCTTTTTAGCTGGTAGTATAAATACAGGTTCTGCTGTAGATACTTCTACCTTTTCTGTTTTAACGAATCCTGCTCTATCCATAAGGTCTTTTGCAGCTGTCATCTTTTCTTTAGCACCTAACATATCTACATCACCCATTACTTTGAACATTGTATATGCAGCTTTAGTGGAAGACTGTGCTATAAACTTACGAGTAAGGTCTGCTATCTCGTCTACTAGAGAAGCTGTAACTGATGAAGTTGGAACATTATCGGAGTATCCAGCAAGTTTCTTTGCTTTTAAAGGATCACCCTCTGCTTGTTCAAATAGAACAGCTAAAAATAACTCTTGTTTTTCTGTGAGGGCTCTTTTTGTCATATTACACCTTTACCCATGCTTCATTTATATCTAAAGTTTCTGGGTCATCTGCTATAAAGTGACCATCTTCGTTTCTAGCTCTTTTATACTTAATCTCTTCTTTAGTTTCTACTTTATTTACAATATCTACTATTTCTTTAATATCACATATAAAGGAACCATAGGGGTCTGTAACACCTACGACATCTCCTCTAGAAGTAACTACTTGGTCAGAAGACACAAAGTACCCAATACTTTTTAGTTCACTCTTGTGTTTTTTTAAATCCATTACTTACCCCTTTTATGAGTACCTGGGTTAGAAGCACCACATACAACATACCCACCTTTATTGTACTTACTTGCTTCTGCTTTACGTGAAAAACTACGATTAGTGCCCTTAAGTTGAACCCTTAAATTCTTTACAGAATTATCTTTAGAGTTACGGTTCTTATGGTCGACATCTTTACCGTCTCCTTTTTTTACTAATCCACCTTTTTCTAACATACGTCTAGCTGCTTTACGTGAACGATTAGCCGCTAAGTCTGACTTAGGTGACTTAAGCTGTAGAGCACGTTCTCTCTTATAGTCTCTTTTATATCCTGGTGAACTTGGCATCAGTAATCAAACAAACAAATAGAGGTTAGTACTGTACCACTCTTTAATTTAAAAGTAAATGATATAGAAGCAGGGTCTAGTTTCCAACACCCAAAACATTTATTACAAGGTTTATCCTTGTTATTCCAACAGTAACCTAGCATTTATTTTCCTTTACTTGGGTTTGTCCACTTATCTACCATCTTTTCTCCAGAACGACCAACAACGTAGCCTCCAACACCAAGAGTTAATAGATTCCAGAGTTGATCAGGTAATTCTAATACGTTATTCATAATCTCTGGGTAAGCGATTGCTATTATAGGAAATACTAAATAGTTGACAGCTATAATAGCTATAACAATTAGCATAAGGAGGGGTCTCCAAGAAGAGGTCAACCAGTTGCCTGACGAAGCTTCTGCTAGTATTATTTCACCACGTACCTTCTCTATTGAGTCAGCATGTTCTAGTAAGGCTAGCTTTGTTTCTCTTTCTATTTCTGCTCTTTTATCTGAATCAGGTATAATACGTTTTAACACGTCACCCATAATAGGAGTTAGAAGAGGTAATAAAGTATTTATCATTTTATTCTCGAACTATAGTTCACAGGCATTCGCAGTTCTTGAGTGCTCATAGAATCTAGCGTTAGACCTTTTAGTTTCTATTTCATTCATTTTAGTTATCTTTTCAGCGTATACTTCTGAAGAAAGTTTTATACCAAATAAACTTGGAACATTAACTAATAATACTGTTATTACTAGTCCGTAAAAAACACCTCTTATAATAGTAGGAATTAATAGCTTTTTATGTTCTTCAATCACAAGACTAAACCTCCCTTTATAATAAACGTAAGTATACCACCTAGGATAGCACCTATAAACAATTTAACAATCCAACCAATAATACCATCAAAAGATTTTAACTTAGCTTTAGTTATATCAAGATAAATATTAATGTTGTTGATTTCTTCTTCCATATCACGGACAGTGTCTCTTAACTTAAATAGACGTTTTTCTAATTCATTTTGATCAGTTTGTAACGAGCGTATATCGTCAGCATTTCTATCACTCATGTCTATTCTCTCCCTAAGACTACTTAGGGTATGTACCCCAAGATAATTGATAATGAGGCCCGTCTGGAAAGGATTTCCAATCTCCTCCCCAATCCATGTCTATTTCTAATTCTTTTGCTGCTTGCTTCATAGCATCAGCTATCTTGTAGTATAAAGGCCAATCCCATCTCACCGAACCATCTACATAAGCACCTAGGTCTACCCCGTGTCCTGTTAAATGTCTAGAGTTCAAAGTTGTTGATGCACCCCTCGCGACTAACTCTTTTTGTCTATCCAGGGTACGCATACCCTCTAAAACAGTAAAGTCTACTTCAGTTATTTTTATAGCTCTTTCAACTACAGCTACTAAGTCCTTATGAAGACCTTCTAACCTTTGTTTACTCCGCTTACCTAATCTATATGTCATAATCGTCTTCCCAATCCCTTTTACGTTTAGGGTCTAGCACATCTTTACTATCTAACTTCTTTTCTAAGAACATTGATCGTTCCATCCTGTCTAATGAAACCCAGTGTCCTGTATCCAAGTAATACTTTTCTCTTATATAGAAAACATCACTACGGGGAATATGTAGATTATACAAGGCTCTTAGGTCATCATCTGCTAGAGCTTGAAAAAATGTGTTAAGGACATCATCGGATGAGTCGTATTTATCTTTAGGGGAGGTCATTATGTCATCTTATTATTATTATTATTGTGACTTCTGACAGTTATAACACATAGTGTTTTATAAGTCAAGGGGATTTTCAAAAAACTTATACTAAGTTATGCGACAAAGAAGAACTAATTCTAGCCTATACTTAAAGTATTACTCTAAGTATTACTTATATTTATAATTAACTAGTAGTTGGACTAAACCATTATGTTTAACTTAAAGTATACTACTCGTATGTTATACCACATAATGCCGCGAAGTCAACCCCTAATTTCATAATGTATACATATTAAAGCTTACGCTTAGTATACACTCAATATTCCCTCTTGTCAAGTAAATAATACACATAGGCCCAAAATAGTTGTATGTAAACCAAGGTGGTTAACACCTAAACCAAAAATACCCCTCTCTGTCATTGTGCATATATAACACCGTATACACCCCCCATGCCCCATCTACCCCCTGTAACTACTATCCGAGGTACATATTCACGTATTCATATATCAAGATATTTCTATATGTTTTATACTTCATATTCACATATTGCAATACGTTATTGTATACTTATGCATACAAGTTTGGTTTTCAGTATCCGATTGTATACCATTGTATTTTATATACACTTTAATAAACATTATAATACATTCAAATAACAGAATACTTGAATAAGAACAAACAGTAGAACAAACAGTAAACAAACAGAGAACCACCCCTTAGAAGCTCAAATAAGGCCACCCACAGCCTCTAGCATCTCTCTGGTAGTTTACTATATAAAATCTCTTAGGCTCGATCCTGAGAGTTTGTTCTATATATGTCACACAATTAAATTAAATTAGAATAATTTTAAGAAAAGACTTTACATTCTATTAAAAGTATATCACGCGCGCACGCGTTCCTTCTTATTAAAAGGAATAACATATTCAAATATTCATATATGTTAATCTCAACCAGTCTGGAATATTTTAGAAAAAGAGAACGAATCAGGAACAAATCTAAAACGAATCACTTAACCCATTGATTTTAAACGATTTTTTCTAATATCTACTATGTCAAGTTTGCAGCTCGTATGCTAAGCCATTGTTTTTAAACGATTATTTATTATGTAAGATGTAACCCATTGATTTTAAACGATTTTCTTGAAACTCAAACAAAACAGGCCTTTAAATTACTATAATAATATCAAAATGATACAAAATATTGCCTATTTTAAAGATTTTTATAAAAAAAGAATTCAATGATTTCAATGACTTACAAGAAATATAAAATTAATTTGAAATATTTTACAATTATTTTATTCAATGTTTTCAATGACTTAGAAGGAGAAACTGGATTTTATTCAATGTTTTCAAGGGGTTAGCAGGGGGTTGCATATCTTATTCAACTAGTATCTAAAGAGGATATAGAAATTAAGGAGTTAAGAAAAACAGACACTAAAGCGCGGTTGGAGGCCGCTATGATCAAAATCAATCTCTCTGACTAGTACCACTTGTAAAGTGCTGACACCCTGATAGGACGGGTGAGCGATCAGGTGTGTGGTTTCGGCAGTGTGCAAAAAGTAATCTTAGTTTATAGATCATGTATCTATTAGCGTTGTTCTGAATTAACAGGTGAAAATGGAAAATTGCACAAACATTTTATATATGAGTATATCATGCTGATATGCTTTTATTAGAAATGTTCATAGGAGAAAATTATGACAAAAGTAAACGATATTAAATCATTAGAAAACAAATTTATTACAAACATGGGTTCAGGCATTGCGGCTAGTTCTAACTTATTTGAACTAATTAAATCTACAGTAAGTAGTGAAGACGCAAGGCCGTTAGCGAGTGCTGTTGCTAGACTATTAAATAAAGGGGATAAGCAAGGGGCAACTGCTGTTAAGGCGATTATAGGTGCTGTTTTTGTTGGTGCTAAAATTAAGAAAGCAAAGGACAAAAAGACATTAGTTATTGATATATCAAATGTAGAGGTTGATAGCTTTGCATATTCAAGGTTCGCGGCGGCTGTTGAAAAGAAATTGTCTCTTAGATCAACACTAGTGAAAGAGGTTCTAAATAAAAAGAACCCTGAAGAGGTTAAATTACCTAAAAGTGCAGAAGCATTTGTTAAGCGTATGAATAAAGCAGGTTTCACAAAAGCGGCTGTTATCGCCGCAATACAAGGCTTATAAGTTAGGAAAGTTATGCCAATCAGTTTCTCCCTACTGGTTGGCATACACGTTTTAACTTAAACAGTAGAGGAAAATACTATGACAAGTATAATTTTAAATGGATCGAAATCGGGTGAATTATCAACAGAAATGGCGTGGCATTTTGCAAAGCAAGTTGTGTCTGGTGGGTCAACTATAACAATGTGGACTGACAAAGTTTTATGTGTAACAAGCAAGGGGAAGTAAAATGACTGCTCACGAGTTTTTTGAATTGTGTACCAATTATTTAATCGAGCCAGATATTGCTCTGGAAAATGCTAATCTAAAAGAGGCCGTGGAATTAGGTCAATACCATAAAATTGAAACAATCTTGAAAGAGGAATTTTAAAATGAAGTTATCACAAGTGGGAACTCAATCCGAATTAAATAATTGGTTTATGACAGTGTTGAAACATGGCACTGCTGAACAG